GTTGAAACTTCCTGTAGTATGATCCTTTAATTTGTTGTAACATTATATTTCTCCTTTATGTTAAGTCTACTATTTCACAGACATCGCCAGAGCAAGCCATTGTCTGCATGGCTACGGTGTTATCTTCCTGTTCGTAATCTGAAAGAGAATCCCAATCTATTTGTTTCGGCATTGATCTAAGTAATACCTTATATTCCTCTTTAGTGCAATCCTGATATGGTGCTTGTTGATAAGTATGATCTGAGTGTGGTAAGAAAGACACACCTGACATCTCATCAAAGTGTTCGAACACGAATGCACCAACAGCTAACCACTCATCGTCACGGACAGAAATAGTTACTGATGGTTTATGTTCACACCAGTATCTTTGGTATATGAGCCACATCTCTAGTTGTTCAATGGCTGACATATCGTTGCGTGTTACAGCCCTGTGTGGTGACATTACAGGGAAACTAAATACAGTAGTCGTGTCTCCCTTAAATACACATGGCTCGTTAGGTATTCCCTGATCCATCATAAACTGTGTGAGTGGGTCTTTGTTATCACCACGTACAGTACGTATGTAGTAGGGGGAATGTCTTGCGTGAATGCCACTTGCAGAGTCTACTAGCTGAGACACAGTGCCTGACGGTTTGACGCAAGTTATACTAACAGAGGCATTGATACCTAGTCTCTCTGCCCACTCAGCGTTTGTAGCTACTGCTACTTCACGTAGCTTAGACAACGTACTGTCCAAGCCTTTGTTCTTCATAGTCATCAAGGGATTGTCCATTATCCCTGTGAGCGACACACCCAACAGTCGTTCCTCTTCGGTATTTCGCTGCCACACTTTTCGCAGATATGGAAACTTAGTGAAGGAAGACTGAATAGTGCCAAGAATTGTCGCCAACTTGACCTTATGTTCGAGAGTATCATATGTATCTGTAGCTCTAACCACGACTTCAGTAAGATTACAGAACTGATATGGTCTAAGAATAATCTCGCTACAAGGATTAGTTCCAAACTCATGTTCTGGATCACGTCTACCATACTTTGCAGCCTGTTTTTTAGATGCTTCACGATTAAATACTCCCCTCTCACCCGACTTACTTTCTACTAATGATAACCACTCACGCATGAATGTTTCAATATCTGGCTTCTCTGTGTAAGATACTGAGTTGTTAGCCAGTGCACGATGTGCTGCTGTCTCCCACCACTGTCCTGACTTAGCATGACGCATACGATCATCACTCAGGTTGGACAAAGAAATCATTGCTGACCTACGTACACCACCCACTACAACTATCTGACCAATGAAACACATCAGGTCATGGCACTCCATTGACGATAGCCTACGTCCTTGTGCATTCTTAAATGTCTGTACACTAAAGTTAAACAACTCTATCAGTGGGGCAGGGCCACTAGCTCTACCACCGAATGTCTTGAGCCTTGCTCCTGCAGGACGTACCTCTGATACATCCCACTTGGGTATCTCTCCTGCCCATAACAATGCTAGTAGTTGTCTAAATCCTTTAGCCCATCCCTCTTTGCTGTCTTTTACAACTATCATTGTGTCGCTTTCGTACAACTCAGGTATCTCTGGCAGCTTCTGTACGAACTGTCGTTCCACACTGAAGCCTACACAAGTACCACATAGTAGTATAAACATGGCCTCATCGAATGACTTAGGGTCATCCACTGGTAGGTAGCTACAGTTGTACCCTGCTGTATTGTCTCTGTCTAATGCAGGTCCACTCGTCATCATGGCTCTCATGCTTGGCATGATTTCTAAGCCTACGATTGCATCACGTATCTGATTAATGTACGTGTCATTACCTGCAACCTTACGAACTACATTATCCATGTATCGTTCTACTGTCTCTCCCCAACTCTCACGGCCTTTGCCATCAAAGTATTTTGCATAACGTGACTTATGTATAAATGACTGATAGTCCGTTGGTAAATAGTTACTCATTTATTTTCTCCTATATTTGTAGGTGCATACACCTCACCATTATACTTACTACCTGTTGCACCTTTACCTGTCTCTACCCCACTGTTGCATCCTACAACAACCATCAATAAAAAAGCTGTAGATACATACAGTACTCGCTTAGTCCACAGTATAAACTCTTCAAATGTTTTCTTTGCTTCTGTCTCTGCTGATTCTCTTGGAGTCATGCTTTAGTCTCCTGTCAATATGTTAATTGTTTTAACTGTTATCCCATCTATGTCGTAGATAAATTCTTGCAGGGTTTCGTTTATCTCTTCCCTCATTGATCCATCTACAGGCACTGGGTACTCATCTTCATCTATGTTTAAGGTCAAGAACACTTTGAGTTGCATCTAGTTTCTCCAAGTAATAGTTCAAGTACCAACGTGCTTTCAACAAGTCCTCGTCTTTGTTCTTGTAGTTCTCACGCCAAGTGTACTTCATATTGTTGCCTTTAATATATCCTCTAAATTCTTCTGGTGTTAGTGCAGCATGAATGGCTTCTATGCATTCAATACCTGCGTGATTATAGTGTGGTGGTTTGTTTACATTGTCTGCCATACTCTCTCCTATTGTTTGTTACCAAAATCTAAATGTACTACGTTGTCTTCATTGTGTGTTATTATAGGTTTGCCTGTACTTTTTAACATATTTTCATGGTACTTGTAAAGGGTATCTCTAAAGGTATGATCATCTTCCATAAGGGGTACGGAAGCTAACATAAGATTAGTTAATAAATCTATATGTTGATAATCACTATCCGTAAGGTAGTTCTCATCAAGCGTCATATAACCAACCTTTAAATCTCCTGACCACGTATCTTCTGCATCTAGTACTGGTGTTACTCGTATAACGAAATCATTTGGTTCGAAGTCTACAAATATTCTTTCATCACCTTTCATGTTACTTCCTTTCTATCTTGTTTAGTGGGAAAGCAATCAGGTCTGGATGATTATCTTTTCCTTTTTCTTTCAACCATTCTAATGGTACAACTCTGTCTGCATACATAAACTTATTACGATCACACCAGAGACTGTAGGTTGTCTTTGCCCCTTTACTTAGCTTACGTCTGGAACTCTCGAACACAAAACGTATGTCTAACTTGGGGTGTTGCTTCTTAATGAGCTTATGTTTCCTACGATCATCTGATGTGAACCGTCCTTTAGTTTCTATTATGATGCCGTTAGGCAACACGAAGTCTGGTGTGTATGTGCGGTACATCAAGTCTTCCCACTCTATCTTGAGAGCTTCGTACTTGATAGGCACATTGTGTTCTACAAGATAATCTTTTACCTTTATCTCTAGCCCACTCCTGTAGCCATACTTTAGTGCTGCTTGAAACTGCTTACCGTACACTTGCTACTCCTGTAGTTCTACATATGCTACAGTCTTAGGCTCACGTGCTTGTGATACCTTAGATGGTAGCTCTTGCATATCAGGCCAACACTCAAAGCGATAGTCACAGAACTTGCAGCTATCATTTAACACCATGTTACCACTAGGCTTACCTCTGTAAGTCTCAGGCACAGCTTCAAAGCAACGCTCAAATACATTGTCATTAACTTTCTCTACTGTATCTTTTATTTTGCCAAGCTCTACCTTCATGTCAATGTCAGCAGGTACATACTTAAAGCCACCGTTTGCTTTATTCACTACCCACCATCCACCTGCACGTTTGCCAGATGCTTTAGCGTAACCTGCAAGCTGACCTACGTACCCAAATGAATCTCCTTTGTATAAGGTATCATAGGAATCAAACTTGTTACGGTAAGACCAATCGGAAGCTGACTTAATATCATCCACTGCACCATCTACGATAAGATCATAACTGCCAGAAACAGTAGTATCATTACTATCTCCCACTGTAAGGCTAACCGTATCAGTGTCTTCATAGTCCACACCAGACTCCGTAAGCACACCTTTAAAAACAGCCTCAACTATATCTCCTAACATCATGTTCATAACAAATGTAGTTGGCTTTGGTAACGCAGTCTCAGGTTTATTCTTATCAAACCAGAGTTGACAGGTAGGACGCCCAATGTTGGACATCCGTAACCTGAAATCACCACGTGATTTACCACTACCAAACTGGCGTATGACTGCATCAGCCACCTCTGCACCAATTCTCTTAGCTGTTTCTTCAGAGAAAGTAGTCTTCCCCTCTACAGCATCAGACATAAACTGGTGCAGTTTTAGTTCAGCAGGATGGTGCATTATGCAAAGTCCTCTTCAGTAATGTCGATGAACTCTTCAACACCTTCCTTGTCTACATCGTCATGCTTATGGGCATTCTCATCCCAAGCATTTGATATGTACTGATTGTAGTTTGTTACCCATGCTAGGAAGTTACCTAGTGTTTCCTGAGTAGCATCATCCAACTCCAGTGTAGTCTGCAAGTCGAGTGCAGTCTCTGGTAGATAGAAGCTATTACCGTTTGGTAATGACTGCTCTGCTGTAGTAGCAGTAAACGTAAGATGCGGTGATAGCCTACGCATCGTGACTAGTTTAGTGTCATTTATA